GAAGGCGGCATACTCAGCCCCACACCTGCCAATAGGAGAAATGGGTGTGATGCTGAAAGTTGCAAAGATCAAGAAAATGGTAAGCCCCAAGTCATTTGAGAAGATAATATGGGTCCAATCAGTGATCAATCTCAAGAATAGGAAATCAAGAATAGATGTAGATGGTAGGCTGCATTTCTCAACAACAATGGTTGGTATCAAGAAGATACTTGACTCAACGGATGTGAGAAACTTGCCATTGCTAGTAGAGAAGAAGGAAAACATTCCTGAATTCATGATGTTGTTAGCAAGTATGATTAGAGAATTCGTACTACGGGTAGAAGATCCTATTCAAGAAAACTTCTACATGCGTACAGCTTCAGAGATGGAGAAATTGGGGATGTATTATAAAGAAGAACAGGTGTCATTAGACACTTTCAGTGACTTGCAGAAGTTGATTGACCAGAAAAAACTCGGTGAGTTTCCAGCTCACGTCAACAGTGAAAACTTCTCACTGGCAAAAAATGCAGGAGTTGGGCTAATGCAGATACAGACGTCTTCGAGCGAAGATGAGATAGGTAAACTGATCGCAGTTGCCTTGAAAAAGGAGGAGGAAGCAATTTCAAAGGCCTTCTTAGCTAGCATTAAATATGAGAGAAGGTTGTATGAATACAAGAGGAATGTGATACTACCTCTTGATTCAAAAGCTGATGATGATGAGGAACTAGAGAAGATGGAACAAGATAAGATTGATTTCAAAGTAATAAAGGAACGTGAAAGAGAGGACGAGATCCAACCGGAGGTGCATGAAGGAGAAAAAACAGTAACACCACTACAAACAGAAAAAGAAAAAACAGTAAGCATGGTACCAGTAGAAAAAACTACTGACGCGTCAAATTTTGGTGGTGCTCCTTCATTACCGGGAGACACGGATACCGGCCCAACAACTGCGGGACAAAGTGTTTCAAGTGTGGATGCTCGACCGAGCAGCATATCACAAGTGCCATTCAGGGGAGAAGCTATAGACCCTTGAAAAATCTATTTAATAGAAGGAAGATCAAGAACTGTTGCTACTACAGTTCTTTAATACAACTATCTCCACTCACTGCATCAGCTACTGCATTGAGAGAATGCGGGATATATCCTGTATTTCCGAAAGTAGAGAAATATAGTGGGAAACTAGGTAAATACCCACTTAATGAAGAATATATTGGAAGGTTTGAGAATCCACCTATGGGAGTAGGCAGGAAGACAAAGTTTACTCTGATGACAATAGACAGAGTGGTCAATGGATTCGATGATATAGATAGAAAAATATGTGCAGTTAATGAAGGATGGCTAGAATTCTCTGTAGCCAGTTTTATACTATGGAGGAACGTAGTGCCTGGAATAGTGAGAGAATGGGCAGAAAAAGTAGGACTTTTTGATATTAAGATATCAGAAATGAGAGAAAAGATTGGTGATTTCCTGGATGATACTAGAAGAGTAGCAGGAGTGAGTGAAGAATATAGTGAAGAAGAGAACCTAACTATAGCAATGCACTTAAGGAAATTGTTGAATATGACAGGAAGAGATCTGACTCAAGCAGATTTTGAGAAAGAATTCAAGGAAAGTACTACCACATACTCCACAAGATATTGTCCTGTCCCCAATAAACGAAATATATCATCAAGAAGGTGGGATAGAGTAGTAATGGAGGAAATAAAAGAACTTGCACATAAAATAGTAACTAGAGCTATAGAGAGTGGAAACTTGAGACCAATAGAGGAATGGTGGAAACAGAGAAGAGCTTGGGTGCCAGGAGGATCATCGAGCATGAGACATAACTTGGATGAATATAAGGAAACAGATAAAAGAATAACAACTAGTGATAGGCCTAATAAAAGAACAATGGCTGAGACTGTAGGAATCAAGGAACTGATTGAATGGTTGTTATCTAAACCAAAAGCAGAAGCAAGAGCTAGCACAAAGCCAGAACCTGGTTTTAAAAGAAGGGCATTGTATGCTGGAGATGATAAAAGTACATACATTGCTTCATACGCTTCAGCAGATCTAGAGAAATTGATGGATATTGAAGGTATGGTACCACAACAGACGCCAAAAGATGTGATTAACTGGATGAATGCTGATATGAAGAGAGGAATGAATTTAGGGAGCATATGGCTATCCATGGATTATTCCAATTTCAACAAAGAGCATTCAAAATTGATATTGGCTAAGTTAAACTTTGCTCTGGCACAAGAATGGATGAAGAGAAAGTATGAGAAAAGCAGGGATATAATGATGACTAAAGCATACTGCGCATTATGGACTGGTCTATCTCATTTAAATGCTTGGGTGAAGATAGGAGATGAGAAACCCTTCAGAGACATCAGTGGATTGTGGTCAGGACATAGAGATACAGCAAGAGACAACACAATATTGCATCAGGCATATTCGAATACAGTTCGGAGGACAATATATGAGACTACGGGTGTAACAATCAAAACAAAATATATGGGTATATGTGGAGATGATGAAGATGCATTAATGGAGAATGAAGAACACGCTGCTCTATATCTAGGAGCACATGTGATAATGGGGCACAAAATGAATCCACATAAGCAATTGGTGGATTATGATGTACATGAATTTCTGCAACAATATGGAAATTCAAAGACACTACCAAGTAGACCTTTAACTTCAGTAATTGCAACACTATCTTCAGGAAATTGGTATAGACCTTCAGTAAC